TAATGTGAAGGTGATTGCGGAGGAACCATACTATCGTTACATCCCTAAAAATGGCTTAAAGCTATCCACAAAGGTCAGTATGGCGGTTTCTGATCGGTTCTGCATGGTGAAGATGATACAGTTGAAATTATAGATACTTTTGCGCGAAAAAGAAAAGAGGTGAAATCTTGTTATGACATATAATAATTGTTACCTCAATCAACTCTACAGTGATTTGCTTTTCAATGAATTAGAGCGAGGATGTATTACTCAAATAAAAATTAAGCACGGGGTGATTTTTTCTAATTGGTAATGAAACTACCAAAAAAACTATTATATATTTAGTTTATATCAACTGATAGGGAGGTGGAAATGAGCATGAGTGAACTCCACAAACCAGAATGGTATGGGGAATATGCTGTAATTAAAAATAAGTATAATGATTATGTTCAAGTGGAGTATAAATGCAATGGAACAGGAAGCCTATATGACTATGACCTTTTCCCTGGTATTGACTTGATTTTTATGGATTTTAATTGTTCAGATATTTTCCATGAGCCTATTCCTAATAAGAATATCATTGAAATCCGGCATTACCAAAAAGGACGTGTTGAGTTTGAGTTAAGAAATAACAAAGTGTTCCACATGAAAGAAGGAGAATTTTGCATTAATGCTCTTGCAAATATTCCTGCGGCGTATTCCTTCCCCTTTGGATATAGCGTAGGACTAAGCTGTGTGATTGATAAGGATTCTGTCGATGCGGAAACGCAACAGATTTTTTCGTACTACAACATTGATGTTCTAAATCTGGGACGAGAACTGGAATTAGAAAAAAAGTGGTTTTTATGTCGAACGCCTCAGCGTCTGTTACATATCTTCGATGAATTGTACGCGGCAAAAGGTATTGAAGGGAGAAATTACTTCCGTATCAAATTATTGGAACTATTTTACCATATCAAGCAGCTGCGGATTGAAGATCAGTATGAGGCAACGTATTATGCCAAAGAACAAATTGAAATCATCAAACGCATCCGCCAACAGCTCATAGAAAACCTCGACAAAAAAATATCCATAGAAGAACTTTTGCGAAAGGAGCCAATGAGCAAGGTCACATTTCAAGCTATTTTCAAACAGATTTATGGCGATACGCCCTATGCACATATCAAAAAGTATAAAATGAATCTTGCGGCTGTTTATTTGCAGGAAACAGATCAATCAATCACGCAAATAGCCGGTGAACTTGGATATTCAAATATTAGTAAATTTGCGCGAGCCTTTCAAGAAGTGTTTGGAATGCTTCCAAAGGATTACCGTAAAGCAAAAAAGTGATTTAACTTTTGGGCTGTTTTCTTGATTTACTTTTCCCTTTGGAGTAGTTAGAGACTGCAAACCGGTGTAGAATGACAGTGTAGTTAGTTATTGCTAACTACACTGTCATTTTATTTTAAGGAGGTTTCAAAGATGGAACAAACGGTGAAGAAAAAGTTTGGCATTCGCGATATTATGACGATTGCCGCAATGATGGTCATCAATTTTGCTATTGCAATGATAATTGGTATGGTTACATTGCCTTTTCCGGTAGTATATTTGTACGGCTCTGCCGGAATTGATGCATTTATCGGCGCAATCTTTTATCTGGTTGCAGCAAACCGCGTCAACAAACACGGACTGTTGTTTGCATGGGCTGCGGTTTATGGGGTGATTCAAGGAGTTATGGGTTATATGTTCTTGATTCCCTATTTCTTGATTGTAGCTCTCGTTGCCGAACTGTGCATGGTTGGCAAGAATACATACCAAAGTGCGGTTCGTAACCGAATTGGCTGGATGGTTAACTCAATCGGTAATTTTGTAGGTTGTGCCGTACCGTTGTGGTGGTCCTGGGACAGTTATCAGGAAATGGCTGCAAACAGTGGTTTTGATGCCAACACCTTAAATATGCAGCTCTCTATGGTAACGTCTCCTGCGCTGATGCTTTTGGGCGTTGTTATTACTGCGGTTCTTGCAATCCTCGGCACGTTGTTTGGCCAGCGTCTGCTCAGAAAGCATTTCCAAAAGGCAGGCATTGTAGGATGATGGCCGTATCAAAAAGCAGACGGATTGATCGAATTGACGGGCGCACAGTTCTTTTCCTGACGCTGTGCGCTTGTCTTGTTACTTTCCTTACAACAAGTTTTTTAGGACATGGAATTTTTACCCTTTGGATTTGTTTGATCCTGTGCTGGTTTGGTTTGTTTCGTCAGGCGATTGGGTGCTTTTCAATTTATATGGTTGCACTTGTATGGCTACTGATTGAAATGAAATATAAAATCAGTGTCCCATCTCCACTGTTGCTCAGCATGGTTTACAAACTTTTGCTTCCGGCTATGCCTGCCTATCTTCTGGCTAAAATCCCCTCTGGGAAATTAACGGCCAGCTTGAGAAGAATGCCGATTTCTACCCATATCATGCTTGTATTGATCGTCATGCTCCGCTTTGCGCCGACTGTGCTGCATGAATTTGGAGAAGTCAGGGAAGCCATGAAAATTCGTGGCTTCTTAAAATCGGTCGGTAATGTTTTGAGGCATCCAATGGACACGTTGGAATACGCCATTGTTCCGATGGTGTTCCGCTCCTTAAAGATCGCGGACGAGTTAGCAGCTTCTGCCATAGTCAGGGGAATTGAAAGCCCCTACAAGAAAGAAAGCTACTATGTCAGCCGGATCGCTGTGCTGGATTGCGTTTTGATTATTGTCAGCGTGGGAGCTGCCGTGTGCTGCTGTCTTTTATAGGAGGAATGGAATGGGAAAAGAAATTATGATCCGTGACCTGACCTTTTCCTATGGCGGGAACGGAAATCAACTGGAACATATATCATTAGACATTGCCGCTGGGGAGGTCATTGTTATGACCGGCCCATCGGGAAGTGGGAAAAGCTCTTTGACAAGAGTAATTAACGGCCTGATCCCCTACTTTTACGAGGGAGAATTAAGCGGTGAGGTTTTTGTGGATGGAAAACTGCTGAAAGAGATTCCTTCCTGGGAACGCGGCAAAATCGCAGGAAATGTATTTCAAGACCCGAGGAGCCAGTTTTTTGCCAATGAGGTCGCAGGCGAGATTGCTTTTGGCTGTGAGAACTACGGTTATTCCCATGAAGAAATTCAGAACCATGTTCACCGGGCAGCGGCGAACATCAAGATTCAGGATATTTTGGATCACAGCCTGCACAGCCTGTCCTATGGAATGCGTCAGAAGGTTGCGATTGCATCCGCAGAGGCGATTGATCCTGAAATCTATGTCATGGATGAACCGTCTGCCAATCTGGATATTGCATCTACCTACCGCTTTGCAGATATTATTCACGATTTGAAGAAGAAGGGAAAAACCATCATTATAGCGGAACACCGGCTTTATTATCTGATGGATCTGGCAGACCGTTTCCTGTGTGTCCAGAAAGGGAAAATTGTGCGGGAATTTACTGCACAGCAGATGAAAGCTCTGACTAATAAGGAAATCCAGGCGCTGGGGCTTCGAACTCCTAACCTGCATCAGATTGAGCAAACGGAAATCCCGTCTGCGGCAACCAGTGAGGTTGTTCTGGAAGTGAAAAAACTGAACCACTCTTTTGGTGAAACGATTGTATCTAAGGATATTGACTTTCAATGCCATAAGGGAGAAGCGATAGCCCTGATCGGCCCAAACGGGACGGGCAAAAGCACCATAGGGCGAATCTTGGCAGGGCTTTTGAAAGAGAAATCCGGCGAAGTCGTTTTATTCGGAAAGCATTGTAGACCGAAAGGCCGCTTGGGAAAGGTCTGGTATATTCCCCAGGATTTAGACAGTCAGCTATTCGGTGAGGATTTGCTTGACGAACTGACTACCGGCGCAGAAGTCAACCCGGAGCGGAAACAAGCGGCGGAAGAAATCCTGGAGGCCCTGGAACTGACGCCATTCATCAAACAGCATCCCTCTACGCTGTCAGGAGGGCAAAAGCAGCGGCTGGCTCTTGGCGTGGCTCTAATGCACGAAGCGCCGATTATCGTACTGGATGAACCGACAAGTGGGCTGGACGGTACGAATATGCGGAATGTCAGCCGGATGATCCGCAAGCTGGCGAAAATGGGGCGCACCATTATCGTCATTACCCATGACGCGGAGTGTGCGCTTGCCTGCTGTGAGCGGGCAATACGCCTGGAGAACGGCTGCATTACCGATGATTTTCAAATCAGAGGCGCAGAGCTTCTCTTAGACAAAATTGGATATGACAAAAAGGAGGGTTAGAAATGGCACAGCAAAACAAGAAGCAGCCGATAGCGAAAACCGGACTGGCACGCTGCCTGGAATTGGCTTCCGGCCATAAAGGGTTGGTGTTCCTGGCAGGATTTTTGGCGGCGCTGGCTGCGATCTGTTCTTTTGTTCCGTACTTATCAATCTACTACATCATTCGGGAAATCCTGTTTGTTTACCCGGATATGTCGCTCTTGAATGTTTCCGCAATCTCGACCTGGGGATGGCTGGCCCTGGCTGGAATTTTGGGGAACATCGTATTTTACTTTTTTGCCCTGTTGTGTTCCCACGTTGCGGCGTTTGGAACGCTTTATGAATTGAAGGTGGCCTTTGCCGACCACATCATGCAGATTCCCCTTGGGTATCATCTGACCCTGGGCAGCGGCAAAATGAGAAAGATCATGGATGAAAACATTGAAAGTGTTGAGAAATTCATCGCTCACCAGCTCCCGGACTTTGTGGCCTCTTTGGTCGCGCCGCTTGTTCTGGTTATCATTCTTCTTGGAATTGACTGGCGGTATGGCGTGGTTTGTCTGGTCGGTATTGTTCTGGCCTTTATCGTGCAGTTTGCGGGCTTCAACGGAGAAGCAAAGGAAAAAATGCACCGTTTTCAGACCGCCCAGGAGAACATGAACAGCGCTTCTGTGGAATATGTACGTGGTATGTCGGAGATCAAAGCATTTAATCAGACCGCCGATTCCTTTAAGCGGTTGGGCAAATCCATTACAGACTATACCTCTTTTGTGTTGGAGTACGCATTGGGCTGGCAGAACTGTATGCCTGCTTTTACCACGATCATCAACAATATTTATCTGCTTTTGATTCCGGTGGGCATTCTGATCGGGATGCACACTACGGATTTCAGGGAGTATTCGCTGACATTTATTTTCTACCTGATTATTGTCCATGCGATTTCCGGTGTCCTGAATAAAATCATGTATATCTCTGAGTCCTTTACGCAGATTGACGGCAGCGTGGAGCGTATGGATGAAATCCTGCGTATCCCGGCCCTGCCCGAAAAGAGTACGGCGCAAGCAATCGAAAACTATGGGATTGCTTTCCGGGATGTCAGCTTTTCCTACGAAGCCGATTCCCAGGTCAAGGCCCTGTCTCATGTTTCTTTCTTTGCGGATCAGGGCAAGGTGACAGCCATTGTCGGCCCCTCCGGTGGCGGTAAAAGTACCATCGCCAGCCTAATCTCCCGGTTTTATGATGTGACGGACGGAAGTATTCAGATCGGCGGCGTTGACATTCGGGATATTCTTCTGGATGCGCTGATGGATAAGGTCAGCTTCGTATTTCAGGATACGTTCCTGTTCAAACAGAGCATCCTGGATAACATCCGTATGGGAAATCCAGATGCCACGGAAGAACAGGTGATTGCGGCGGCAAAGGCTGCAAGATGCCATGATTTTATTGAGCAGCTTCCAAACGGTTATCAGACTGTGATCGGCAGTACCGGCGTCCATCTCTCCGGTGGTGAGCGTCAGCGGATTGCCATTGCAAGGGCTATCGTAAAAGACGCGCCCATCATCGTTCTGGACGAGGCTACTGCGTTCAGTGACCCGGAGAACGAGTACCTGATTCAAAAAGCCTTTGAAAAGCTGATCCAAAATAAAACAGTTGTAATGATCGCCCATCGCCTGTCCACGATTCGTAATGCTGACCAGATACTTGTCATGGAAAAGGGCTGCCTGATTGAATCCGGCACCCATGACGAGCTGCTGAAGAAGGACGGAAAATACGCGCAGATGTGGAGCAGCTATACGGAGTCGATCAACTGGAAAATTGGCACAGGAAAGGCGGTGTGATCTATGAGTAAGCTGAAAGAAAAGTTAATGCTGTCGGAGAAAGGCTATTCCGACCTGAAAAAAGCAATTACGGCCTGCACAATAACCAATATCGCGTTATTGCTCCCATCAATGGTAGCCTGCCTGATCTTTTGGGAGCTGTTAAAGCCGTTTACGGGAGAAGCAATTTCGTGGGCCGCGTTGTGGAAGCTGCTGGGCCTGGGGCTGGTGGCGGCTATTCTGGTATTCCTGGCCGCGAAAAACGATTATAGGAAAACCTATATTGCTTCCTATAAGGAGGCCAGCACGACCAGACTTCGGATCGCGGAGCATCTTCGCAAGCTCCCCATGAGCTTCTTTAACACAAAAGATTTGTCCGATATTACCACCAACATGATGGCGGATTGCAGCAGCATGGAATCCATGCTCAGCAGTACCATCCCGCCGCTGATTGCAAATATCATCTCTGTTACCCTGACCTGCGTTTGTCTGGCATTTTTTGACTGGAGAATGGCCCTTGCGATTTTCTGCACAATGCCGGTTACATTCCTTATCATCTGGTGCGGGCGCAAGCTACAACTTCGTCTGTTTGACAAACAGGTGGATGTGAAACTGGAGGCGTCTAGCCAGATTCAGGAATACCTGGAAGGTATCAAAATCATCAAATCCTGTGATCTTGGCGGTTCCCGCTTCGATGCGTTGGATAAAGCACTCCAGGCTATGAGAAAAATCGCCATCAAGGTAGAACTGGCCTCCGGTATTCTGGTTCAGGGAGCCAGCCTGATCCTGCAAGCAGGGCTTGGCATTACTATTTTCATTGGAACGGTGCTGATAACAAACGGTAAAATTGAACTGCTTTCTTTACTGGTTCTACTGATGTTCTCTACGCAAATTTACGGTCCGATCCTTGCCATTCTCTCGCAGTTGACCTCTCTGTTTCACTTGGGGACTGTTACCAACCGTATGCGTACCCTGCTGACCACGCCCGCCATGGAGGGCGAGGACAAGGATGTATCCAAATATGACATTGAACTGAAAAATGTCACTTTCGGATATAACCAGGACGATGTTATCAAGGATGTGTCTTTCTCTATTCCCGCTGGCAGCGTAACGGCTCTGGTAGGGCCTTCCGGCAGCGGCAAAAGCACGATTTCCAAACTGATCGCCCGTTTTTGGGATGTAAGAAAAGGCCAGATCACCATTGGCGGCATAGATGTCAGCACCATTGAACCGGAACACCTGATGCGCTGTATGTCCTTTGTATTCCAGGATGTGACCCTGTTCAATGATACTGTTTTTAACAATATCCGTGTAGGCAACATGAACGCTACCGAGGAGCAGGTCATGGCGGCGGCAAAGGCGGCATACTGTGACGAATTTATCCAGCGATTGCCAGACGGTTATCAGACTGTCCTTGGAGAGAACGGCAGCACTCTTTCCGGTGGTGAGCGTCAGCGGATTTCCATTGCCCGCGCGCTTTTGAAGGACGCACCTATTATTCTGCTTGATGAGGCAACAGCGTCCCTTGACCCAGAGAACGAGGTTTTGATTCAGCGTGCTATTGCAAAACTGGTGGAGGGCAAGACGGTTATTATGATTGCACACCGGCTTCGTACCGTTGCGGATGCCGACCAAATTCTCGTTCTTGATAACGGTAGACTGTTGGAACACGGTACACATGATGAATTGATGAAAAAGAACGGATTGTACCATAAACTGTTCCATATCCAACAGGAGAGTCTTGGTTGGGCTGTGTAAATTGTTTTAGAAAGGAGATGTTCCATGAAACTTCATGCGTCTGGGGAGGACTATCTGGAAACCATCCTTGTTCTCCAAAAGAAATTAGGTATGGTGCGCTCCGTAGATGTAGCCCGGCACATGAAGGTGTCAAAGCCCAGCGTGTGCCATGCGGTGGCTAACTTGCGAGACGGTGGCTTTCTCACGATGGATGAAGATTACTTTCTCTACTTAACCGATGTAGGCCGCAAGGTTGCTGAAAAAATTTATGAACGTCATTGCTTCTTTACGGAACAGCTTATTGCAGCTGGTGTTGATCCTGAAATTGCAGAAGTCGATGCCTGCCGGATGGAACATGTTATCAGTAGCGAAAGTTTTGCTCGACTAAAAGAAACAGCAATACAAGAAGGAAATTTTAGAAACAAAGGCGGTGATGACATGGGAAGTTAGTTGTGTTTGATATATCGGAATCTGGTAAAGAAATTGGAGAAAAATTGTTTATCCTTTTAAGTACAAAGCAACAGCAGGAATTGAAACAATTTATTATGGATATTGAGTGTGGAAAAATAAGACTAGCAGATATTTTATCTTGTCCTTTTGGTTCCCATGTTATTTGCTGCATGAATAAAAATGCTGGCAAAGCAAAGTTTGAAATCGAAAAAGATGATCTGTTTTTCTCTTTGGAACAGCGTCTTGTTATGATCCAAAATAAAGTGATTGCTCTTACTGCTAAGGAATTTGACATTCTGGCTCTACTGATCCGTCATCCCAAACGGGTATTTACCTATGAAATGATAACGGAACTGGTATGGGAAGAAGAATATGCTTCCTTTTCCCGAAAGGCAGTGAATAACCATGTAAGCAATCTCAGGCAAAAGCTCAAGGTTTCGCCGGATGTACCAGACTATATTAAAAGTGTATATGGAGTTGGGTATAAATTTGATTTAGATTAACCGAATATACATTATATACAAAAACAAATGAATAAAATTGTATTTATGATAGATTTTGCCGGAACAAGGACAGTTCTGGAAGATTTCAAGAAAAGAACGTGCATAAAAGTTTGTATAATTCCTTCAAATAGATAGAAGGAGGCGGATAATTGGCAAGCCTGTCTATCCCTCCTTGATTTGGAGGGAGGGCATGGTTATGCTACCGAGGTCAACATGCCGGCCTCGATGCTGCCGGCCAAATCTATCATTATGCCCCGTAGTCTGGTTTTGGATTGCGGGGTTTTTCCATTCGACAAAATATTATATTTTCCAACATTTCCCTTTCAATCAATTATTAGGGTTGTATGAGTGCGCGCCTGTCATCGGACAGACGCGCACTTTTGCGTTTATAGAAAAATTTTTTGTCTTTCTGTTCTCTGTGGGGTGTCGCTCCCCGCCCTCTGATTTCGGTTTTAGCTTTTCACACGCAAACAAATCGAAATTGGAGGAAATTTATATGAAACAAATCAATTTAAAGGAATATTACCCATTTTACACAACAGACACAATCGTAGAAGTGCCGGATGAAGTCGCTGATATTTTAAGAGCTTATAAATTACGCGATGAAGCATATCGGATTTATACATATCGACACAAAGCATATTTTTCTTTGGATTTTGGAGATGGAATTGAATATGAAGCCCTTGTAGATCAAAAATCACCAGCAGATATTTATGAACAGCATAGGGTGACTGAAATGATCTATAAGGGACTTGCTACTCTATCAGAAAAACAACGTCAGAGGATCTATGCACGTTATTTTCTCGGCAAGAGCCAAACGGAAATTGCCAGAGTGGAAAACTGCAGTAAAATCTCAGTTCATCAGAGCATTAACAGAGGTTTAAAACAGCTTCAAGAATATTTTTTAAAAAATAATTTATAAGCCCACTAACTTTTCCCTTAAAAATGTACTGTATTATGAAGGGACCTTTTGGCAGGACAAGCCATTGTGGTTGGATCGGACAGAACCGTTCCGATATATTTCCAATATGGAGCGCTTTGATTGCCTTCTCTCCCTCATGGTTCTTTGACAAGTGAATATACGTTGCTATGGGTACATCATTCTGCGTACCGAGCGGCATATAGGGCGGCGCCATGACAGACAGCCAAAGGAGGTGATGAACCCGGTTGTCCGAGCGATCCACGCAACCTATTAACCCGGCTGTGGCAGGTTCGGGCGCGACGACGGCGCAGATGACAATGGTACTTCTTCACGGCCTCCTAAAGACTTGGGGGGAGTTCCTGCGGCGTGCGCTTGCTCTGGCAAAGCGGCGACGACTGCGGGGCTATGATGCGGTCAAGCTGTCCGCAGCCCATAGCAACCCCTGTTCTGTGTCAACAGAACCTGCCGGGGATGCGTGGCAAATACGGCATATAAAATCGAAATCAGATACTATGAAGCCGGGCTTAGATTACAAGTCCAGGTCCGGCTTTATCCATGTGATTTTGATAGAGAATCAATTTACGGAAAGGAGCTGGAAAAATGGAACAAAAGACTTCTTATGCTGATAAACTGGTGGATATTCGCAGTGTATCCGTCAACAAGGAACTTCCGCGTGAAGAACGAATTGCCGAGTTCGTCAGACAGATCAAGAACCCCTGTCATTTCAGGTGTGGAAAGTTTATTGTGCGTGCTACTTATTGTACGGACGGAGCTGCATTAGAAGAATGTCTGCATGGTATCTTACGATAAAAATTTACATTTTAGGGGCTGTTTTTTCCCGCATGGAGCGTTATAATAAGAATCGGAAAAGGAATTGAATAACAATAAGGCATATTGCACTCCTTGAATTGCGGGGATTTTTCCGTAATGAAAGGAGTGTTTCTGTATGCAGATTTATAAAGCTGCGAAGTATATCCGATTATCTTATACGGATGATAAGTCAAACGAAAGTGACAGTGTTGGAAACCAAAGAAAGCTGATTGAGGAATTTGCCAGCCACCACCCGGAGATCGAACTTGTTTCGGAACGAGTGGACGACGGTTATAGCGGTGTGATTTTTGATCGCCCGGCTTTCAAAGAAATGATGGATGACATTATGGAGGGAAAGATCAACTGTGTGATTGTAAAGGATCTTTCCAGACTTGGACGTGAGTATATTGAAACCGGCCGTTATATGAGACGTGTTTTTCCGGCTTATGGTGTACGTTTTATTGCTATCAACGATAATATCGACACAATCAATGAGTCCGCCGGGGATGACCTTACGGTCTCCGTAAAAAACATTATGAACGAGGCTTACGCACGCGATATTTCTTTGAAAACCCGCAGTTCTCTTGAAACAAAACGTAAAAATGGAGATTTTGTCGGTGCTTTTACCGTGTACGGCTATCGTAAATCCGAAGAAAATCATAATCTCCTTGTGGTAGATGAATATGCCGCTCAGGTGGTACGAAGTATTTTCAGGATGCGCCTGGAAGGTTTCAGTCCTTATGCGATTGCAAATGAGCTGAACCGTTTAGGAACACTTTCTCCTCTTGCCTATAAGAAAATGAATGGTCTGCCTTGTGCAAGAAACGGATATACCGATCGAAAAGATTGTCGGTGGTCCTCTACTACGATTGTCCGTATTTTGCAGGACGAAACTTATACCGGCACTCTGGTTCAGGGAAAACAAGGCTCACAGCACTTTAAACTGAAAGAAATTGAAAACCGTCCTCAGTCCGAATGGATTCGTGTGGAACACGCTCACGAAGCGATTATTGAGCCCCACGATTTTGACCTGGTGCAGAAGATCCGGCAACTGGATACCCGTACTTCTCCCGGTAAAAATAAAGTCTATTTATTTTCCGGCATATTGATCTGTGGCTGCTGTGGCGCCCGTATGATACGAAAGACAAACCGCTATAAAGACAAAGAGTACCACTACTACTATTGCCCTACCGGGAAGAAGAGTGGCTGTACAAACCCTGTTATGGTAAAGGAAAGCGACCTGATGGAATGTGTCAGGGATAGTGTAAAAGGATTTGTTAATAATGTTGTTTCTTTGGAAGAAATTTTATCCGGTATCAATCAGAGCCGTATCAATAAAGAACTGATCCGGGAATACAGCAGACAGATCGCGCAGAACAATCAGCAGTTGGAGCAGATACGGACATTCAAAACCAGTCTTTATGAAAATATGGTAAGCGGATTGATCGAGAAGCATGAGTTTTTAAATTTGAAGAACACCTACAATGTTCGTATCACTCAGCTTGAACAGGCAATAGCCGCTTTAGAAGAAAAACGGACAGATGTTATGGAAAACCGCAGTGAACGTAACCGCTGGATTGAGAACTTCAAGAGATTTTCTGAAATCGAAGAACTAGACCGAAAGGTAATGATCCAGCTTGTTCACAGTATCAAGGTAGTTGGGAAAAATGAATTTCAAATTGAATTTAACTATCAGAATGAATATGAGAAAGCAATTTCTCTGATTGCTCCGGCACAGGAAAGGATGGTGGTCTAAGATGGCAAGAAAGAGCAGAAAACATATCGCAGAACCTATTTTTACATCGGTTTCTCCGTTTATCAATACCGCTTTATATATCCGCTTATCTGTGGAAGATAACAAAAAGCGTGGTAATTCTATCGAAACACAGAAAATGGTTCTGAAGGACTACCTTTCCAACAAACCGGAATTTCGCATTTATGATACTTACATAGATAATGGTACAACCGGAACCAATTTTAACCGTGAGGGATTTCAGCGTATGCTCTCTGACATTGAAGCCGGAAAAATCGACTGTGTAATCGTAAAGGATCTGTCTCGTCTTGGGCGTAACTCCATTGACAGCGGATACTACATAGAACAGTATTTTCCTTCTCATAATGTCAGGTTTATCGCTGTAACAGATCAGTTTGATTCCGAAAATCCTGATAACCTGCACGGTGGAATTATCCTTCCTCTGAAAAATATGATAAACGAAGCCTATTCACTCGATATTGGTCGTAAGATTAAAGCACAGGCAAGACAGGATATGAAAGAGGGAAAATTTGTTGGCGCTCGTGCACCTTTTGGATATAAAAAGGATCCTGATGACTGCCATAAGCTGATTGTGGATCCGGTGGCAGCTCCGGTTGTCCAGCAGATCTTTCAATGGGCATATGAAAAAGTTGGTCTGAACCGCATTGTACTGATGCTGAATGAAGGCGGCTATCCTGCACCAAGCAATTATAAGTATTCTACCGGGGAAATCACGCATGAAAATTTAATAGGAGAAGGTTTCTGGCAGACACGTACCGTAATGAAGATCCTTAAAGAAGAAAAATATACCGGCGATATGGTTCAGGGCCATACAAAAACTGTTGCACATAAACAAAGACCTGCAGGAAAAGAAAACCTTATTTCTGTCGCCGCTACCCACGAAGCCATAGTTTCCAGGGAAGTTTTTGATGAGGTCCAGAAGTACCGAATAGAAGTTGCCGAAAAATACAAACAACAAGAAAAGATTCCATATTCTCCAAATATTTTTAAAGGATTGATCTTCTGTTCTCATTGTGGCAGAAGTCTGCACCGCCAAAGAGCACGCCGAAAAAAGGGAGATGTTTACCGTTTTCAATGCCTTACTCCCAGCAGGGTTCATAAGGAAAAATGTGTCGGTGTTTCCATAAAAGAAAATGAATTGATAGATACTGTGATCGACATTCTGAAAAAGGAACTCTCCGCTGCTTTAGGAGATTATGCCCTTTTAGTTGAGGATGGAACCCAATGGCGTAAAAGGGAAAAAGAATTGCAGGATCGCCGCAATACCGCCAGCCGTATGATCCAGCAGAACCAGGATCGTATTCAGGTATTGTACGAAGATATGGTAAGCGGCCTGGTAGATAAAGACGATTTCTTTCTTTGGAAAAAGAACTATGAAGATAAAATGAGCTCTGCCAAAGCAGAACTTGCAGAATGTGAAAAAGTAGCCATAGAGATAAAAAAACAATTTGAACAGTATAAGACGCTTGAAAAAGACGAAAAAGAACTGAAAGCTGGATGTACATTAACTGCAGAGCTTGTATCACGTTTAATTGAGCGTATTGAAGTGGATCACGATAAACATGTCTCTATCAGATTCCGCTTCCGTACAGAGTTTCAGGAATACAGCAAGGCGGTGGCACAATGAAAAAATATGTGATTGCTCTATATATCCGTCTGTCTTTGGAAGATTTCAAAACAGACAGTTTAAGTATTTCCAGCCAGCGCATGATCCTTCAAGAACACGCTGCCGGCTTAGAAGAATACGGAAATGCAGAACTGATGGAGTTTGTAGATAACGGGTATAGTGGGGCAAATTTTGAACGCCCTGCTGTTCAGGAACTTCTTGATCTGGTACGTGCAAACCGAATTGACTGTATCATGGTAAAGGATTTTTCAAGATTTGGGCGCAACAGTCTAGAGACAGGTTACTTTATAGAACGGGTATTCCCGATCTTTCATACCCGTTTTATTTCTGTGAGTGATGATTTTGATACGAAAAAGCTCAAAGGCGATACCGGTGGTATGGAGGTTGCCTTCAAATACCTTATCAGTGAATATTACAGCCGGGATATGTCTGTTAAGACCAAAACCGCAAAGTATATGAAGATGCGCCGCGGTGAATATCAAAGTAAGATCTGCCCGTATGGATATTGTAAAGGTGACAATAACCGAATGGTCCCTGATCCAGAGACCTCCTGCGTTATTCAGATGATTTTTGAATATGCTGCGTCCGGTATGAACAGTGCGCAGATTGCCAGAGAACTTCATAGTCAGGCAATTCCTACACCGGGCGAATACAAGGCTCTCAAAGGCCAAAAGTATCACGATGTATCAAGGACAAATGGTGTATGGTCTAATTCAACCATTTTGAGACTGTTAGCAGACGAACGTTATATCGGCACTTATGTGATAGGAAAAAAGACTGTAACAGAAATCGGCGGAAACCGTATGCGGACAAAAGATGAAAGCGAATGGATCAAGATTCCAAATCATCACACCCCATTGGTTAGCAAAGAACTTTTCGAGAAAGCTAATGCTTCCATTAAGCGGTTTAAAATTCCAAAACGAAAACAGCATAGTTATCCCCTTCGAGGAAAGGTATTTTGCGGCTCCTGCAAACATGCTATGCACCGTTCCAATGAGACTATTTATCGCTGCAGGTTTTCCTATATGGATTCTTCACAGCCTTGCTATGGTATGACGATCCGGGAAAGCGAATTGGAATCCATAGTATATGAATTTCTTTGTAAACAGTTTGAAGTATCTTTGGGGATTGATGGGCCGAATGAATTAAAACCTGTTGATAAGGTTGCAGTGAGACGAGCTGAATTTGATAATCAGATCTTTGAGCTGCAGGAAGAAAAGCGTAAACTGTATGAGGCGCTTGTAATAAAGCAAATTGATGTTAACCTCTATAAAGAACAGAAAGCACTTATTGAACAGCGATTGCTTGAAGTACAGAATACAAAGGCTGTTGTAATGACACGACTGGAGGCTGAACAACAGGAAAAAGAACGTCAGCACCAGCAAAAAGATGTATTACAGTCTTTGGTTGAAAACAAAGGACTGACTTCTGAACTTGTTGATATGCTGATTGAAAAAATCTTTATTTACCCTAACAAGAGGGTTGAGATCGTGCTAAAAATAAAAAATGACCTGGCATAACAGCTCAGGGTATATTGATAAAGCCAGTTAGGAATTGCGGTTCTTAACTGGCTTTTAGAAGTTGAAAAAAATCTTCATATTTTTTTGTCGTGGACTTGACATAAGGGTGTCTAAGCGAGTGACAGCTAAAATGAGGAAGTAACACATCAGGTTCATCACTATGCAAAAACTGCTCATCATTGC